CTACGCTCAGAAGTTTCTGTTTCGTAGATCTCTTTATGCTCTTCGCCGTAACGTGCATACTCAAGACCAAACAAAGCATTAAGACCCGGAAGGAGTTCCTTCAGTAGTTGTGCGCGGGAAATAGCCATTTTAAGTTACTCCTTATTAAGCTGTTGCGCTGCTGTAATAGCCGTGCACCAACAAGTTAACTTTAACTAAGATTTCATTGTAAACAGTGAAAACTACGGTTGAAGCTGACGGGATAGCAGTTACGCTACCGGGCACTGCGATTGCAGAGTCAATTGTTACAGAAGTCGCACCTGCTGCTGCGGCAGTAGCTACGAACGAACCAGTCTCAATAATTTGACCGTTAGCGGCTAAGTAAGCCACATCAGTACCAACAGGTAGAGCAAACGGCGCACCAGTACCAGTCAAGGTAATAGTGGTCGAACTGGAAGAACCAGTAGCTGAACCAGAGTATGAAGTGTCAGGCACTACACCAACGCAACGAACTGGAAGAATGGTAGTTACAGGAGTGGCAGAAGGAGCCAAAACTGCGTTTGCTGAGTTACCAGTAGTTGTGCTACCTGTATTGTTGACCATTGACAGGTTAGTACCAATCAAAGACAAAGCACCAGAAGCAAGAACAGTAGTACCAGAACAAACAACCGCTTTAAACACAGTATCAGGATCATCACAAACAACAGCTTGGACGTCGCCAGCCAAGGTGTTTGCAGGATAGTACTGAGAAAAAGTCTTTTGTTTACTTAATGGGTTTGTATAAGAACAGCCCAAGAAGATACCAGTGACTTGGTTAACACCTGTACCTGTCGAAACAGAAGCACGGGTAATAAAACCGCGAGACAACACAACGAAATCACCATAAAAGATGTTTGTCGCATAGTTGTATTGGATAGGCAAGCTGCGAGTACTTCCCGCAAATACCTGTCCTCCGATCAGGTTGATCGGTTTTAGGCCGTAGGGGGCCGAGACCGTGGGATAAGCCATTTAAGACTCCTATAAAAAGTTAACTACCTTTACCGAAAGTGACTTCGCTTCTACGTTCTTTAAACATAGGCATACGAGGATCATTTTCGCGCATGTATGTATTGTCCACCGACTGCATCTGAGCATCCGTTTGTTTCTGATAATACTCAGAACGCTGTATTACGAACTCAATAGGTGTTTTGCAAAGCATCAAACCTCCCACCTGAATGCTGTCCGGAAAATGAGTTTGATCATTGCTTCCAAACAAACGAACTTCGGGATGATCAGACGCCCTTACGGGTTCCCAACCTTCGCGTAATTTGCCAGAAATATTTGTGGGGTCTTCTTTACCTTGAATCGAAATTCGAATCCAACGAAATACGTAACCTTCCTCCGGTGTGGGATCAGGCAACATTTGAGGGGGCATCCATTGTTTTGGGCGCTCCATCTTTTCTCGTGTATTCAACTCACGACTTGTACGATTAGATTTTTCCATAATTATTTCCTCATTTCTTCCGCAACCTTACGAGCATAGAGTTCCAATGGAACACCAAGCCGCTTGGCGATATTTACCTGAGTTTGCGTAAGCACTACCTTTCTAGGGCTTGAGCTGCGCGTAGCGGGCGCTACCACATTCGATTTAGGACGTTTAACTTCCGTTTCTGAAAGTCTTTCGTGGTTCTCCGACTCGAAGTTTTCGGCATACGGGAATTTAACTTCTCGTAGTATTCTTCTGACTTTGGGTCAACCCCGTTTTTTACTAGCTTCGAATGAAGTCCTAATGCAAAACTGGTCATCTCATCATCAGCGCCAAACCAAGAGTTTTCTTCCTGCCATCTGGCCGCTTTCTGGTCAATTGGCGGACGCTCTTGAGTCCGTGGTGCAGTTTGTACCTCATTTTCGGTATTTTGTAAAGCAGGTTTAAAATTATTTACTCGATCTAATTTAATTTTTGCAGAAGTAAGTTCCTCCTGAGCATCAACTAAAGCATCCGAGTTGCCAGCTTCATAAGCCTCTTTGTACTTACGCCTAGCATCTTCCACCTCATTACCAACTACTTTTTTAGCCTGTTCAAGCAAAGCTGTCTGGCTCTGATTCATTGAGCCTTTGAGTTTTTTGTTTTCCTCAACTAATAATTGAGCAATACGTAAAGCCTCTTCTCTTTCACGTATAGCTTCTTCAGCCTTACGGTCAGAAGATTTAGAGGCTTTATACAGGTGATCTATACGTTTTTTAACTTTGTCACTGTATTCACTTAACTCTTCTTCGTCCGGAGGTTTAGGTGTTTCTCCTACCTTTCGGTAGTTTTTCTCATCATTGGAGCGGTCATCAACCACTTCAATTTTTGTTTCACCCTCAATCTCAATTTTAATTTCCTCTTTGGGTTCAGCCTTTTTGGAATCTATTTCATCGGGAAATACAAATTCAGTTTTTTCTATGGACATGATTTACTCCTTATACGCGAGTAATGCCACGGGGATCTTGAACCACGCCTTGCACTGAGTCATCGTTTATTAGACGAAACTCTTTGCCGTGGATCTTGATACGTGTGCCAGTGTTGGGGCGAACCAACACAAAGTCACCTTGCTTGCAAGACGGGCCACTTGGGAAGCGGCTGGCATCTTTATACGCATCTGGTCCCACCTTTACAACAAACAATACAGGAGAGAGTAACTCTTCGTATTGCATAGATTGTGCAGATTTGATCAAACCACTCTCCCCGTACTCCTCGTCTACTTCTGGTAGAACACAGAGTAAATGGAATGTTGCAGGATCAGGAACTTGTTTAGCCTTTTCCTCCGCTGTGCCCGGTAGTACCGATATTGGGCCTTGTGGGTCCAACGTTTGAGCAATTTTTAGCTCAGGCATGTTTAATTCAGTCATCATCATCTTCCTTTAGTTTACGCACGAGGTCATTAGTTTCTCGATGTGCAGTTCGCAGACCTCGGATTGCTCCGCACATATCTCTGTACTCGGCGTAGTCTTTAGCTACACCGTCGCTTAAAGAGTTAACCAATAAATTGATTTGCTCTTCGATTTTTTCACTAAGAAGATCAATAACCGTCTTTGCCATCCCTATTCCTTGGTCATTTTGGTGATTACATCCGCTTTAATCTTTTGCTCATTGATTTTCTGGCTAGAAGCCAAGCGCATTTGCTCTCTTTGAGTCTCGTTATCTATGCGTTTGTTCTCAATACCAAGTTTTGCCTGTGCAATAGCCTGATCTGCCTGATCTTTTTGCATTCTTCGCTGCATATCGGCGGCCTTGATCTTCAATTCTTCCTGTTGCATCTGGATTAATGGGTCTTTTGCCATCTCTTGAGCCTGTTGTTGCTGTTGTTGAGCCATATTTAGCTGTAAAAGCTGTGTTCCAGCCTGTGCAATGAGCTGAGAAAGCTGAACTTCCACGTCTTCTGGCAGTTTTTGGTCTGGTGGAGGGAGCGGAACACCCATTTGCTCCTCAATCTTGCGTCTATAAGCGAATGCCAAGTGCTCTGCTATGTGCGCCATGATGGCAGCCTGCATTTGTTGAGCCATTGGGTTCTGCCCAATCTGCGCCGCAATCATTGGATCTTTCATAAACGTCGTATGGGCAGCAATGTGTGCATCTTGATCCTGATACATAAAGGCTTTTGTAGGTTCACCCTTCAAGAAGCCCATGTTTTCACTAATTGGATCCTTTGGATTCTCATCATCCTTACTTGGCACCAGTTTGTCCGCGTTCTTAATCCCTAAAACCTCAATCATCTGACGATGTAACAGGGGTAAGTTGTAGATCTGTGGTGCGCCTTGAGCCAGTTGAATGACCGCTTGGTACTGCATGATGCGTTGAGCCATCGTTGCAGAGTTAGGATCCGATACTGGGATCACCTCACACATGTCATAGTCAGATTGCTTGACTTGACGGTTGCCGCCTTGTGGATCGTATTCGTAATCTGTGGGTGCGTAATCCCTAATAATAGACTTCAGGATTTTAAATTCCTGCTTCATTGAATAATGAACACGGGCTTGCACCGCGCTCATAGTCTTTAACTGACGTTCCAACAAAGCTAGCGTCGTACCGACAGGAGCGTTAGAACTCATGTCAGATACATTCATATCCGCTACTGAGCCGAGGCGACGCCCTTCTTCTGTGATCTTATCTAGTAGACCAGCCAATACTTGGCTTGGCTCTTTATACGGAAGAGCCATGATGTTATCTTTGATAGAACCGCTAGGCACATCAACATCACGGAACTCGCCCGGAGATATAGGAGTGTCATCTCCCTTAACCCGTAGACCGCGAGACTTCAGCCCGCCGGGTAAATTACTTAACGTACCTGCATCAATAAGCTGGCGAATAAGGGAAGTACCAGCACGAGCATAACCACCAATAATGTGAATAAAGCCAAAGCCATAAGCACCAAAACCGGGTACATAATCGTATTGAACGAAGTGCTGTCGTTTAAGGCACTTCTCATCGTCTTCATTCCAGTTGCGATAAATAGCAAGAACTTTATTCGTTCCGCGATCAATAGTAACGATATACGGTTGAGCAATTCCATTTTCATCTTCGTACCCCGGCATTTCATAATCAATCTGGATTTCCAGTAACTGATAGCGGTCGTCGTCGTTTAAAGAATATCCCTGCTCTTCTGCTTTCTTTTTCTCCACATCGGTAAACATGGCCACTGGTTCGCCCAGTTCTATTTCACGGTAGAAGCCAGCCACCTGAAGTTTCTTAACTTCGTTCTTGGTCTTACGCATTACGTGGGTAACACGCTCAGCCGTTCTAGCACCAGAAGATCCATAAGGAATAATCACATCTTCAGCAGGAGCAAAGATAGATGTCTGTCTTCCCAAAGTAGGATCGTAGTAAACCTTCTTAAATGCTGCGCCAGCCAAGCCTAAGTTAAATAACATACGCTCATGCTCAGGGCGGTACTCTGGCATTTCTTCAGTCAACTGATAGTTCATATCATCACGAACACGCTCAGCCGCTTCTTCTTTCAGTCTATCTATCGCCCCAATGATTTCAGTCTTGACCGGGCCAGCCGCAGGGAAAGTCTCAATAATCGTCTCACTTTGGAAACGTATAGCAGCTTCTGTAAGGAGAGTCGAGAAGACACCACACGCGCCATTCCAAGGTTCTGTTCGTTCTTCATACTTCATACCCAGAACATCTAAGCCCTTGACGTACATCTCTACCCAGTCTTTACGACTGTTAATGTCCGCCTCTACTAATTCGACAATATCTGAGCCAATTGTCTCTAGCTCACTGTCTTCCATATATTCAGCTAAGTTGACATCAAAAT